ACCGCCTCAGCTCTCACACTCCTTAGTCTAGATAGTACGCTGTCATGCTGCTTAGACTATGACAACATGCTGTCATCTATATAGTACGACATCGTACTACTTAGACAATGACAACATGCTGTCAATCTGTATAGTACGACATCGTACTACGTAGCCTATGACAACATGCTGTCATCTTGGTAGTAATGTTATGCTATAACATATCCAGGGGCGGGGGAGGGGGCTGCTGCGCTGACTATGATGTGGTAGCTACCTAGACACAAAATAAGGCTAAATAGGATTAATTAGGACGAGGTAGAAGCTACAACGCTGGCATAGCCTACACCATCTAAGTAATTAATAATAAAGGAAATAACGATGGCGGTCTGCGGAGTCTCTTTACTGTAGCAGACCCGCTAGAAAGGGTTAGCCTATGTAGACGGAATATGTGCTGATCACTACACAGCCTATATAAAATAAATATGAATTAGGTATTGACTTTCTCTCTAAAATATGCTACCCTCAACACCTCTATACAGGTAAGCGAGAAAGGAAAACGTAGTCAGGCGTTAAAGAGCTTAAGCCCCTCTACAGACTAAGCAGCACTAAGCCGCTCTTAGTCGTTAACGTCCTGATTACTCTTCTAACTTTAACAACTGATAAAGACTTTAAAGGAATAATAAATAATATTTATTGTTACCTCTTTAAAGCTCTATAGAGACTAGCTAACGAAGTAGCTAGCTCAACGGTAAAGCCTAGCTCGCTACTTAGGCTAGCTAGATAGACTACAGAGTCTCTATACTCAAAAGGCAATAGCTATGTCTTCAACTGATGTTAATAACGATAGTGTTGTTAAAAAGATAGGTAGACCAACTAAGAAGGCGTTAGCAGCCGCTAAGAATAAAGGTAAAGTTGGTAGACCCGCTGGCGATGCAGCCATCATGAATGAGATGAAAGCAAGGCTGATAGCATCTCCAAAGTCTAAGAAGGTGTTAGATTCAATACTAAATGCTGCTTTAGATGATGAACATAAAGGGCAGCAAGCAGCTTGGAAACTCTTAATAGATAGAATGCTTCCAATAAGTATGTTTGAAAAAGGTGGAGGAAGTAGTCGCCCAAGTGTTAACATAACTATTAGCGGTGTTAACAGTCCTATTGATATTGGAAATACTTTTGAAGGTAAAGCAGAAGATGAAGACGTGTAATACTTGCTTAGAATCAAAACCTTTAGGAGACTATTATTCGGCTGTTAAGAACACTGATGGTTTTTCAAATAAATGTAAAGAGTGCTCTAAAAAAACTGTAAGAGAATATAAAAAGAACAACAAAGGGTATCATAGAAAAAGTATGCTTATGAAAACATACGGCATAACTCTAGAATACTTTGATTTTCTTTTAAAAGAACAAGGAAATTGCTGTGCTATCTGTGGTTCTAAGTCTTCTAATAACTCACTAAGTGATAATTTTGTAGTAGACCATAATCACGTCACAGGAAAGATTAGAGGTCTTTTATGCTCTTACTGTAATTTAACTTTAGGTAACGCCAAAGAAAGTATTGAAAGACTGCAACAATGCGCTCAGTATCTTATCGAAAGGGGTGACTACAGTAATGAACAGTAAGCATTTTAAGAAAGAAGAGTTTACGTGCAAGCACAGTAATGACAACTTCATCAATGAAAGGTTTGTTAGTAGACTAGATGCTCTGAGGGATGCTTGTGGGTTTCCGTTAGTTATTGTCAGTGGTTATCGCTCTGCTAAACATCCGATAGAAGTAGCTAAAAAGACTCCAGGTACACACACCAGAGGTATTGCTGCTGACATCAGAGTTAGGAATGGCAGTGAGCGTATGAAGTTAGTCAGTGAAGCTACGAGGTTAGGCTTTACTGGTATTGGTGTAGCTAAGAGCTTTGTACATGTTGATATCCGTGATGACACTCCTGTTATGTGGTTATACTAATGAATACACAAGTTACTAAATACTCTGTTGGTAAGAACCTCACAGCTAACGTAGCTAACACGTTGTTAACTGTACCTACGGGATACAGAGCTATTGTTAGTTATTTGTTTATAGCTAATGCAGCAACATCAGGTAGTGCTTCTGTCAGTGCTTCATGGGTTAACGGAACCACCATAGTGTTTCAGAGTGCTAAGTCTGTAGGACACGGCGAAGCTCTACAGTTTGGTGGTGATGGTAAGTGGATGGCTTTAAGAGAGGGTGACAGTATTGTTGTTACTCCAGACGCTGGTAGTACGTTTACAACAATCGTTAGCTTTGAGCTAGAACGACACAACCCAGCCGCTGTGAGCTTTACCTAATGGATTTAAAGATATCATTACTCCCCTGGCAACAGGAGGTGTGGAATGATCCAGCACGATTTAAAGTAGTTGCTGCTGGTCGGCGTACTGGCAAGTCTATGTTGGCTGCTTGGTTGTTGATTGTTAACGCCTTACAAGCTGATAAAGGTCATGTATTCTACGTAGCCCCTACACAAGGACAAGCTAGAGACATTATGTGGAATACACTGCTGGAGTTAGGTGCTCCGGTGATTGTTGGTAGTCATGTTAACAACCTACAGATTAAGTTGATTAACGGAGCTACCATCAGCTTAAAAGGTGGTGACAGGCCAGAGACAATGCGTGGTGTGTCGTTAAAGTTCTTGGTGCTAGACGAATACGCAGACATTAAACCAGAAGTGTGGGATATGATCTTAAGACCTGCACTGGCTGACCAGAAGGGTCATGCGTTGTTTATCGGTACACCAATGGGTAGGAATCACTTCTACGACTTGTACAACTACGCACAATTATCTGATGATACTTCCTACAAAGCATGGCACTTTACAAGCTATAACAACCCTATGATAGACCCTACGGAGATTGACAGCGCCAAGAAATCAATGTCTTCTTACGCCTTCCGTACAGAGTTTATGGCTTCTTTCGAGGCTAGAGGCTCTGAGATGTTTAAAGAGGATTGGGTTAAGTTTGATGAAGAAGAACCTAACGGTGACTACTTTGTTGCTATTGACTTAGCAGGCTTTGAAGAAATAAACAAAGTTAAATCTAAAAACAAGAGACTAGATCAGACAGCTATTTCTGTTGTTAAGATAACTGAAGAAGGTCAATGGTGGGTTAAGGATATTGTCTATGGACGCTGGGAACTGAATGAAACAGCTAACAAGATATTTCAAATCATCAGAGATTATCAACCAGTAGCTGTTGGTATTGAAAGAGGCATAGCTAGAAACGCTGTAATGTCTCCGTTAACTGATTTAATGAAAAGACATAACACATTCTTTCGTGTGGATGAACTAACACACGGTAACAAGAAGAAGACTGACAGGGTTATGTGGGCTTTGCAGGGTAGATTTGAGAACGGTGTTGTTAAACTTAACAAGGGAGATTGGAATGCAGAGTTCATGGATCAGCTTTTCCAGTTTCCAGACCCGTTAACGCATGATGACTTGATAGATTCTTTGGCTTACATAGATCAGCTACACAAAGTAACTTACGCATACGAATCAGAATACGATGATTATAAGGTTTACGACACAGTAGCTGGCTACTAAGAGGATTAATATGGAAGATAACACAGATTTTATCACAGAATCCCTAGAATCTTGGGTAATGGCTAAGGCAGAACAGTGGCGTGACCACTATGAAAACAATTATGAGAAGACTCATGATGAATATTATCGCCTCTGGCGTGGTATCTACGCTGCTGAAGACAAGACTAGGCAGTCTGAGCGTAGTCGTATTATCTCCCCTGCCCTTCAGCAAGCTGTTGAAAGCTCTGTAGCAGAGATTGAAGAGGCTACTTTTGGTCGTGGTAAACTGTTTGACATCACAGATGACCTGGTTGATGAAGAAACAGTAGATATAGTCTTCTTACGTGAAAAACTGCATGAAGACTTTGCTAAAACTAAGATTAGAAAGGCTGTTGCTGAGTGTCTTATCAATGCTGCCGTCTATGGCACAGGGATGGGAGAGATTGTACTAGAGCAGATTAAAGAAATGGCTCCAGCTACGCAGCCAATCATGGATGGAGCATTGCAAGCTGTTGGTGTTAACATCACCGAACGCACTATTGTACGTCTTGTCCCTATCCTGCCACAGAACTTCTTGATTGATCCTGTAGCTACAAGCATTGAAGAAGCTATTGGTGTATGTATTGATCGGTATGTCCCTACACACACGGTAGAGATTGAACAAGAGAAGGGTGTTTATAAGAAAGTATCGCTAAACACTAGTGAGTTTGATATTGATCTTGAAGCAGACCATGAGTTGGTAGATCAACCAGAAGATAAAGTAAGGTTGACTAAATACTTTGGTCTTGTTCCTCGACATCTGTTGATTAATGCAGACAACGAAGAAGATGAAGAGATTGTAACGCTTACTGATGAAGCCAGAGAAGACGAAAGCTACTACATAGAAGCTGTAGTGGTTATAGCTAACGGAGGCGTTCTCCTAAAAGCTGAAGAGAACCCCTACATGATGCAGGATCGTCCTGTAATTGCATTCCCTTGGGATGTAGTCCCTAGTCGCTTCTGGGGTCGTGGTGTTTGTGAGAAAGGCTACAACAGCCAGAAGGCACTTGACGCAGAGCTGAGAGCACGTATAGACGCACTGGCACTCACAGTACACCCTATGATGGGAATGGACGCTACGAGGATGCCAAGGGGCTTTAAACCAGAGATAAGCCCAGGTAAGATTATCCTCACCAATGGCCGTCCTGATGAAATCTTCTATCCCTTTAACTTTGGTCAAGTAAGTCAGATTACCTTTGCTCAGGCAGAGGCTCTACAACGCATGGTACAGACCGCTACAGGCGCTATAGACTCAGCAGGTATCGCAGGTAGCATTAACGGAGAAGCTACAGCAGCGGGTATCTCAATGAGTTTGGGAGCCTTGATTAAGCGTCAGAAGCGCACGTTGATTAACTTCCAAGAAAGTTTCTTAATACCTTTCATTACTAAAGCTGCTCACCGTTACATGCAGTTTGATCCTGAGCATTACCCTGTTAAAGACTATAAGTTTAATGTTGTTAGCTCTCTCGGTATTATTGCTAGAGAGTATGAAGTATCTCAGCTTATCCAACTGCTACAAACTATGTCTCAAGAGTCTCCGCTGTACAGTACATTGATACAGTCTGTGGTGGAGAACATGAACCTTTCTAATCGAGAGGAGATGGTAGCATTGATTCAACAGTCAGGGCAGAAATCGCCAGAGCAGCAGCAGGCTGAACAGCAAGCAGCACAGGAAGCCCAGGCATTGCAGAAGGCTCTACAAGAAGCTCAGATTGGTGTCTTGAATGGTCAAGCTGAAGAGTTTTTAGCAAGGGCTAAGAAGTATGATGCTGAAACAAAAGCAGTGCCAGTTAAACTTGAGACAGAACAAATCAAGACTATCGGTGAGTTAGACTCAGACGATGAACGTAACTTTAAACAGCGTGTAGAGATTGCACGTTTAGCTATAGCCGAGAAAGGCAAAGGGAGACGATGATGTTTGTGAGTAAAGCTGATTTAACTAAAATGGCTGTAGAGACTAACACAGGCTTTGCAGCGGTCTATCAAGAACTGCGAGAGATTAAGGAAGAGCTTAAGGCTGTAAAAGAACTTGCTAATAAGAAAGGCGGTAACACATTAAAGAAAGAAGGTCAAGAAAAAGATTGACAAAAACACAAAAGTATGCTACACTCGGATAAACTTTAAAAGGAGAAACAATTATGATGTATGGCAAAGGCAAGAAAAAAAAGAACAAGTAACTAACAGAGGTAATGCAGATGACTGATAATGACCTGGAACAGTTCTACGGCGATATCAAAGAGATGTGTAATACCGCAGGCTACAAAGCCTTTTGTGCAGAGTTAGAGACACAAGTAAACAACATAAACTCTGTAGAGTACACTAAGAATGCTGATGAGTTGAACTTCCGTAAAGGTCAGTTAAACATTATTCGTACATTCTTAAACCTAGAAATGAGTATTGAAGCTGCTTCAGAGCAGTTGTTTGTCGGAGACACCAATGCGTAGAATCTTCGACTTCCAATGTTCTGCTAATCATATCTTTGAAGCCTTTGTAGATTCAGAGTGCCGAGAGATGGATTGTAGAGTTTGTAATGAAGCTGCTGTAAGAATAATCTCACCTGTTCGGAATATGCTTGACCCCATCTCTGGTAGTTTCCCAGGGGCTACAATGAAGTGGGCTAGAGACCGAGAAAGGAAGATTAGTAAAGAACGCAGAAGCGCCGAATAAGCACAACTTCTGTATATCTCCACAATGTAAAAGCACGGAGTTTAGTAATGGCAGCATTTTTGCTTGATGAAGAAGAGCGTTTAGAAGGCAACGTAGACCAAGCCCCAGAGCAAGAAGTACAACAAGAACAACAAGAAGAAGTCGATGACATTCCTGAGAAGTACAAAAACAAGAGTGTTAAAGACATTGTACGGATGCACCAAGAAGCTGAAAAGCTCGCTGGTAGGCATAGCTCTGAGATTGGAGAACTACGCAAAATCGTTGATGATTTTGTAGTCTCACAAACAGAACTCAAGAAGGATAAGAAAAAAGCAGTTGATGAGGTTGATTTCTTTACGAATCCTAGCGAGGCTGTTAAAGCCCTACTGGATAACGATCCTCGTTTAAAGCAGGCTGAAAACCTGACTAAACAAATGACACGCAGTGTAGCTGTGAATGAGTTGCAGAAGAAGCACCCAGAGATGAGTGATATTCTCAACAATCCAAAGTTCAATGAGTGGATACAAGGATCGAATATACGTAGGCGATTATATGAGCAAGCTGACAAGTCTTTTGACCATGAGGCTGCTGACGAATTGTTTACTCTCTGGAAGGAGAGGACTCAGTTAGTAAACCAAACAGTGAGTGCTGAGAAAGATAAGCGTACACAACAAGTCAGAGCAGCCGCTACCGGCAGTTCTAACGGAAATGTGGACACTAACAGTCGTAAAGTGTATCGCCGCGTTGACATTATTAAACTAATGCGTGATGACCCAAACCGCTATGAAGCTCTTTCTAATGAAATCATAAGAGCCTACGCAGAGGGTCGAGTTAAAGGCTAAGTCCTTTAGGAGATATACAAATGGCAACTTCAGTTTATCCCGCTACTGGCGGTTTTGTAGACAACACTAGTGCAGCTACGTTTATTCCTGAATTGTGGAGTGACGAGGTACGCGCAGCCTATGAGAAGAATCTCGTTATGGCTCCGCTTGTTAAAAAGCTGACAATGAAGGGTAAGAAAGGCGATACCATCAATATCCCTGCTCCTATCCGTGGTGTAGCTACAGCTAAAGCTATTAACACTGCTGTTACAGTGCAGCAGGAAACAGAAGGTAACGTAGCTGTTGTCATCGACAAGCACTTTGAATATTCTCGTATGATCGAGGATTTGACAGAAGTGCAAGCGTTGGCATCACTGCGTAGATTCTACACTTCTGATGCAGGTTATGCTCTGGCTCGTCAGATTGACACAGACTTGCTTGCTCTTGGTAAGACGTTGGGTAATGGCACTACTACGTTTGTTCACAATGCTTCTTTCTACAACGATGCTTCTACAGGTCTTACAGCTTATGCAGCAGACACAGTTGTTGCAGCAGATGTATTCACTGATGCAGCTCTTCGTGGTTTGATTCAGAAGCAGGATGATGCAGATGTACCGATGGATAACCGTTGTTTTGTTATTCCTCCGTCATTGCGTAATGCCATCATGGGTATTGATCGTTATGTATCTACAGACTTTGTTGCTGGTAAAACAGTTAACAATGGCTTGATTGGCAACCTGTACGGCATTGACGTATACGTTACCAGCAACTGCCCTATTGTAGAGACTGATGATGACAACAGTGTCGGTGGTCAACTACGAGCAGCTATGCTGTTCCACAAAGACACCTTCATCTTGGCAGAGCAGCTTGGTATTCGTTCACAGACTCAGTACAAGCAAGAGTTCTTGGGCAACCTGTACACTGCTGACACTCTGTATGGTGTTAAAACCTACCGTCCTG